ACTCCTATCCGTACGTCGGTTTCCGCCCCGTCCTTGAAATCCTGAACACTGACCCTCTGATCTCTGACAGTGACCGCAATCTCGGAGATAAGAACCAGAACTTCACGATCGAGTACACGGTCGACGACGCCGACTCCGGCGACGTCCTCGCGGCGACGGAGTCGATTGATGGGCGAACGACGAAGTCGTTCGCCCCGACGCGAAAAGCAAAAAACACCATCTCGATCAACATCCGAGAGCACTCCCTCGGGAGCCACACGGTCAAGGTTGTCGTAACGGACGGCCAGGGCGGCACCGCTACCCGGACATGGACATTCACCCGAGTCAATTCCGCCCCGACCATTTCCGGCTCGGACACCAACCTCGGAGACAAGAACGTCGGCTTCACCTACAACTACACCGTCGACGACGCGGACGGCGACGAAGTCACGGTCGTCGAAAAGCTGAACGACGAGGTTCTCCGCACCGTCAACAATGCCCCCAAGGGCGAGCAGCTCTCCGTCTCTATCACTTCGGAAAAGCTCTACGCCCTGGGCCTCAATACGGTCAACAAGCTCGTCATCTCGGCCAGCGACGGCCAGGGCGGCACAACCTACCGCCGCCTCACCTTCAAGCGGACGAACTCGGCCCCGGCTATCTCTGGACAGGACGAAGATCTCGGCCAGCAGACGGGCAGCTTCGCCGAGAAGTACACCGTCACCGACGTCGAGGGCGACAACGTGGTCGTCACCGAGTTCATCGACGACAAGCAGATCCGCAGCTATCAAGCGACACTCGGCCAGGAGGAGACGATCGAGCTCTCCCGCGAGAATTGGCTCACCCTCACGAACGGGGCGCACCAGCTCCGCGTCGAGGCCGTGGACGGCAACTTCGCGACGAGCGTGAGGGTTTGGAACTTCTCCAAGAAGGAGACGGTCATCGCCTTCCAGTTCGCCAAGCCGGAGGAAACCGACGCCCGGGCGACGAAGATCCTCATCACTCCCACATGGCACATTGAAGGATCGGTCGCTAGGGTCGAGGCGTGCAACAATGCCTTCGACGACTCCCCGGCCTGGGAGGACATCACGGCGCAGGTCGCAATCAATCGAGTCTACAATTTCCTCAACGAGTCCAAGACCGCCGAAAAGTGGGGCGTGAATGTCCGCTTCACTATCACGAAGAACGAGGGCTATGAGGAGGAGGTTTCGATCTCTGGGTTTGGAGGTGCTTACGAATGATGCAGTATTTGACACCCAAAGCGTCCATCAAGGGCATAAACGAGGCGGCGTTGCGTAGCAGCTCCGCCCAGGCGGTCGCCGAGATCATGTTCGTCAAGATGGCCCAGGAGCAGCAGCTCGACGACACCACCGTCGCGGAGTTCCCCGAGCTCTTTGTCCAGTGGGATGAGAATTGGAGGGGGAAGGCGGGCGACATTGTTCGGGATGAGGGGCAGCTCTACCGCTCCATCCATGACGTCACCGACGCCGGGCAGAACCGGAAGCCCTCGGAGAACCCTTCCATGTGGACGCGGATCGGGAACCCCCTCGAGGAGTTCCCCGAGTGGATACAGCCCCTCGGAGCGCATGACGCATACAGCAAGGGCGCGAAGGTATCGCACAACGGCAAGAAGTGGACGTCCGACTCTGACGGCAACGTGTGGGAGCCTGGGGTCTACGGGTGGACGGAGTACGTCGAGCCCGCAGCGGCCAGTGAAGCCGCCCAGGAGCCCGCAGGAGACCCGGACGGAGAGCCGGGAGAGTAACTTCACCAGGAGGGCGAAAAGGCAAAGAGAGGGGCGGCAAAAGCCGCCCCTCTCGGAGTCTAAAAAGCCCGCCCTCTTGCGTGGGTCGCCCCGCCGTTTTTGGGGCGGCTGACGCAAGAGGGCGGGCCTCGGAAATGTTTCTAAGAACAGGCGCTTTTTTCTCAAGTATCCTGTCCGAGTTTCTCAAAAATCTTGTCGCGCTACATTTGCCGTCGGATATATCAATTTCCGTGATATCTTTGGAACTTTCCTGCAAAATAGCCGCTGCCGTGCGCACAAGGATTGTCGCAGCCGCGCATATCAAATCCTCGCCTTTGGGCGCAGACCGCGCATGCCCTTCGATTTTTAATTCGAATGTGCTGCCGGTGCTGTTTACGCATACGTTTATCATGTCGTTGCATATCCTCCATCGGGCATTGCCGCCTCGCGCGTCTTTGCCCGGGCGTTAGACACCTGCGCATGTTCGCGCTTGGCAGGGTCTTCTGCAATCTGTATATTCGCCTGCGGTGTGCTGATCTGTACGTTAGCCTGCTGTGCTATAGCCTGTATCTGTGCAAGCGACTGCGCATCACCGCATTTGGCCGCAAGCAGTGTCGCGACTTGCAGTACCGTATTAAATCGGTCAAACAGTGTGCCGTTCTGCTTGATGGTCTTTCGAACGTTGTCGATGCTGTCAAAATCCATCATCGTAAGGCATGCAAGCGCCTGGTCTGTCTGCTGCGGATTGAAAAAGCCGAGGTTATAAAACTGCAAAGCCAATTCATTATTTGACATCTTGGTGTATGCCGTGCGCTTCTGCGGAACGACATTGATATCAAACTCCGGCACACGCTGCCCGATATCGTATCCGGCAAACATCTGTGTCTGCGGCTTTATGTGCTCGTTGGAATAGCTTAAGAACAATTCCTCGCCGCCGTCGCCCAGAATGCGGAACTGACGCGGCGCATCGTAAAACTGCCTTATCAGCTCTATGACAAGATAGTTTAATTCGCTGTATGCCCTGTAGCTTGCCTTGGTGCTGTCTCTGCTGCCTTTGCCGCTGGCTTCCTGCAATGCCGCTATTGCGCTTGCAGCCGTTACTCCGCTGCTTGTCGTGCCTGTTGCGGTTTCTGTGTTGCCGCTGGTTTCGCGCAATTCGTTGATGCTAAGCTGCAGCATGCTTATATAGTTGCCGTCAAGGTTATCGTGCGTAACAGGCTTTAGGTTATCGTCGTTTAAGCTGCCTTCGACGTTTATGATGGTTTCATTCAGGTTCGTAAACTGCTCAACATTCACGCCGCAGTTGGCTTTCTTAAAGTACCTGGGTTTTGCGCCGACCATTGCATTTTCCACATACGCCGTTTTCATCAGGTCAATTTCCGTCTGCGGCGCTTTGCACAGGTCTACATAGCCGTATCCGCATGGGCTGCCTTCAATGGGAAACAGCGTGTCAAACACATACGGGTATTTGCTGTGGTCATACCAGCCGGTCATTGCACGGTCAGGGTCATTTTCCGTCGCGTAAAGCACCGTGCCCGGAACAAACAGTATGTAGTGCAGCACACCGTTTTTGTGATAGTACGCACTGATAACAGGCACTTTGTCCGTAGTGTCTACATGGTCATCGTATCTGTATTTGCTGGTTATAAAATCATGCGGTATATTCTTGCCCTCCGGCAGCTCAGCCGGGAACATGGCTCGGACTTCGGTTTCGTCCTGAAAATCGACCTCAAAAAAATACTTTGACTGCTGTATATCCTCGACTCCCGGCTCCCAAAACAAATTAAGGATGTTGCACTTGCGCACATCGATATCGCCCAAGCCGTTCATTTTGTTCTTGTCCCATATGACCTTGTACACGCCTGTGCCGGTCTTTAGCTTTGACCACATAACCTTGCTGTAGGTAGTCTCAAACTGGTTTTTTTCCAGCACAACAGGGATTATTTTAGACAGCATAGCCGCCTCTGCTTTATCGCCCTGTTCCCTCGGCAGTATGTTAGGCTCAGGGTATGCATCCATTGCGTCGGCGTGTTTGTTGGTGATAACGTTATGCAGCCAGCCGCTTTTACTTCTAAACCCCGGCTTTGCGTGGCCGTCCTTGTCTTCTTCAACATCGTTTCGCAGCTTCCACCAGTTTTCCGATGCGATGATACGGCTATCGACCGACTTCTTCCCGGCGCGATATTTGTTTAGTATCTGCATCAAATCCTGTATCTGCTGTTCCCCAATGGGTTTTATGCCAAGCATCTGCGCCGCAGTTTCAACGCTGCCAAGCTCGGGCGCTTTGCTGCCGTCTGCTCGTATAGTGTCCTTAGTGATATCCATTTGCTTTATATCCATCCTTTTTGTATTGGTTCAGTGGGTCTGACAATATAACTTTCGGTTTTTGAGGTATTATCGGGCTTATCGGTCTTGCCATACACATATAACGCCATTCATCGCCTACGTGGTCTTCCATCGACGTGTCCAAATCTTCGGGCTTGTGTTCATCGTACATCAGCAGCGGTATAGTACGGATAAACGCCTTGCAGTTGTCGAACACATACATGCGCGGATAACCGTTATCGTCAAATTGCAGCCGATAATGGCATTGCATCCAGCCTGCAAGCCGCTTGTTGTCGCCGGGGTCGAAGTACACACCGTATTTCTCGGCGGTCTCCGCGACCGACACGCCGCGTGACACATCCCATATTGACGGGTCAGCAACGCCAAGTATCTTGCGCCCTTTAAGCCACGGATGCGTCTGCTCCGTCTCGCGGATGCGCTTAAACTGTTCGTCGGGTGTCCACTTGACACCTTCGTTAGGCGTATCTGTGCAGCCGTACAGCTCCAAAACGCGATACAGTACGCCGTCATAGTCGATAGCCCACCATGCGCAACTAAACGGCTTGTTATAGCCGAAGTCGTATGACCTGTATATCGTCCAGCCACGTGCCGCGCCTTCGTTCAGGTCAAACGCCGGTATAACATGCGTAAATCTGCGCTGTGCTATAGCTTCTTCCGGCGTTATCCCCGCCTTTGCGCACAGTTGCGCATCCGGGCGCGTTCTGAAATCTTCAAAGAATGCGCCGTCGAATATATCCCATTCGCCCTCCAACCACGCCTTACGCAGCTTAGGCGGCAGGGCTTCAAGCTTTTTTATATAGTCGGGGTCTGCATCCATCAGCGGCTTGTTATCCGTGACCTTGCTTTGAATAAATGAATAGTCCTCCGGGTTCTCCCCATCGGTATAGGCGCGGTCTATCGCCAACCGCTTCACCCAACTGTGCCCAACGCCGCCGGGGTTACATGTAACATATATCCGCCGTGGGAAATCATTCGCGCCACGCACGCAGGCCGAGAGCTTCCTGAACCGTTCTTCGGTTTGGTGGGTACCTTCGTCCAAAAACAGAATATCCGTTTCTGTGCCCTGAAAGCGTTCAGCATCCTTGTCGGTATCGCAGTACCTAAATAATATTCTGCTGCCGTTCGGGAATGTAATGACCTTCTTCTGATCGTTATAGCTTGCCATGCGCTGTGATTTATCAGCATCATAGCAATGCAGATCGCGTGTCAGAGGTACTATGTGGTTTTCCTGCAATTCCGGGTATGTTTTACGCACGATCATGCATGTTATCCCCGGAAACTTGAAGCAGTACAGCACCGCCGAGACGCGCACGACGAAGCTTTTGCCGCCGCCGCGTGCGCCGCCGAAAAACACAACATGCGCCCTATCCTTTAAAAATTCCTGTTGTGTAGGGCTTAGGTAGTCGATTTTGTATTCAGGCATGGTTATTTACCGCAGAAATCATCGGCACCGGCAATGATAACGCGCACCGGCTCAGGCTGTGCTTCTCCTGCTGCCTGGCGTTCAAGGTTTTTAATGCGCGCTTCCTGCTCGCGTTTATCGGCATCGGATTTAACACCCTGGATTTCCGCAAGGTCTTTCATTGCGCCTGTAAGGCTTTTCAGGCCGCGTTTATCCTTGATAATATCCGCATCCGTTAACTGTGCTACAGCGCTGCATAGCTTGCTTGACAGCAGCCCAGCAGCTTCTAATAGGCTTTTGTATTCCTGATAATCAATTTCCAGCTGTGCTTTGATACGGTCTGCGCCCTTGGCCGCGCTATACTGCGTCCGCTTCTGCGCCCATTTTTCTCGTTCGGCGCGTTTTCGCAATGTACTGTACGAAACGTTGTGTTTCTCGGCAAGCGGCCTTGTGCCTATGTCGGTAGTAATATATTCAGTTTTGATATCATCCCATTTGCTCATGCCTTTATAATAATGTAGGTGGCGTTGCATTAATCAGCCCCACCTTGCGCACTTTTTTGCTGCACATAAAAAATCAAGGGTAACGCTTAATGCGCTACCCTTTAGTATTTTTCCGCTAATGTGATCTTGTAGACCGGGCATTGTGCGTACTGTGTGCAGCAGTATTTGGACACATACACCCGGCGTTTCTGCTCGTCGCCTTTAAACCACAGCTGCAATCTTGCGTCACCGCATGGGCCTTCACAAAAGATCTTGTTCTCACGCGCCGAGCCTTTTGACCAAAACGGGCATTTTGCCCGGCTGTCATAATATCCGTCAGCGCCCCTCATGCAGCGTATACCTCGCGTACCGTGTCGGGATGCCGTAACGGTTAAGTCCGGTCTCCATCGTTGTTTCAACGTCATAGCCGCGCTTGCGAAGATCAAACACGCGCCCGGATGCCCTGCCTATGCCGTAGTCATACATGGCCTCGCGGCTTGTTATGCTGCCGTGTTTGCGCATGTGATTTAACATCATTTCGCACTGACTTTGAATTATCATGTTCCGCGATACCTCCAACATTTTTTAGTTGTAAATGTCTTTACCGCCCTTGCGCGTTTTATGTAGCCAGTCACCAGCAGCTCCCTTGCCGGATATTCATTCCGCGCCGCCGCCTTGCGTTTATCGTTCTCCGCGCTGCTGCAATTGGCGTGGCAGCCTATGCGGCGCGCTGTGCAGCCTTTACAGTCGTTAGTCATCTTTTTGTAAATTCTTTGGGTGCAAAAGCAGCGCACCAGCCGTTACGCTTATCGCAGTCGCAATCGCACTGATCGCAGCACCAGTCGTAATAGGTGTTATCGCTCCGGCGGCAGATTTCACGGATTGCTACGCGGTAATCTTCTATTTCTTCATTGTAATCGTGGCACAGTGCATCGAAGTCTTTGCGTTCGCTACGCAGTAGGCCGTGCAAATAATCATAATGCGGTTTTGGCACACCGCCGAGAACATCTAACAGCCATAGGCGTATTATATATAGTAATCTTTTCATATCTGTACTCCCATACGATCGGCAAACTGGTGTAATCGAACCATTATGTTATCCAAAATTTTATTTGTACCTATAAGCGCAGCTTCAAGCGTATCTTCTCCCAGCGTATCGGGTTCGGCCGTGTTTATGCCAAATGTTTGTGCTTCTATAGCACTTAACACAACGTTAATTTCGCATACCGCCTTGTAATTAGTACCCGTAATATTTTTTATAGTATCTGTGGACGCAACGGCTGGCATAGGTGCACAACACACCTCGTTTGCTCTTTCAAAATTCATATTTACCATCCTTTCGACTAACGTTTCTGTAGTTTGTCACATATTTTTGCGGTTTCTTCTGCAAGATTATCGTATATTTCTTTCGGAATAACATAATCAATGCCATCTGCGCTACACGGAACGACGCTGTCCAATCTTTCTTTCAGTCGAGCCAGTTTTGCAGATTTATAGGCTTCTACAAGCGTTTCGCAATCGTGCATTATAACCATTTGGTCGAGCATAATGCGCACATCGGCTATTTCCTCCGCAATATGTTCAACATTATCCTCGCCGCGCTCATACTTGCAAAGTTCCTTTTGCAGCTCCGACATTTCTTCCATGCATACGAACGTCTGCAATTGCCCGCCGTAGGTTTCAAGCGCCTGCTGGTATATCTGCTTTGCCTGATATTCGGATTTTTCTCCGGTGTCTTCTAACAAGCGAAGCACTTCATATGTGTTGGCACAGTGATAGCCTTTGCCGTTTACAAAGACAGTGTAGCTGCCGTCGTGGTTGCTTTTGGCTTCCCAGCCTACGTTTTTTGGCATTTCATCCTCCTAAAAATAGATTTATCTGCATGGAGTGTTCTCTGAAGCGTTCTTCCTCTTTTTCGAAGTAATCCTTATCAATTTCACATCCCACATAGTCAAAGCCCATATTGTAAGCGGCTATCCTGCTTGAGCCGCTGCCCATATGCGTATCAAGTATCTTGTCACCCTCTTTTGCGTAACAACTATATATCCACTCATATAACTTCACGGGCTTCTGTGTTGGGTGAAATCGTCCGATTTGATTTTGCATATTGATGTCAATCACCTTTGCATTATCGTTGAAGCTTGTCCATGCGTATTCACACATTGCCATTGAGAAATTTTCGGGAATGTTTGTTTTCCGGAGTATCAGGAAGCACCTTGTCGGCGGTAGGGCAAAATAATTGCCGCCCCAAATAATTTGGTTGCGTGAGACACGAAATTGTATCTATCCAGCCGCCGCGTAGTGATTTGCGTTCAAGCAGGCTTATCGTGGTTTGGGCTATGCCGGATATTTCGACCAGCCGCACGATGCTTAACCCTGCATCCAATCGCGCCTTGCGCATATATTCCCCGCGTGTCATTTTTGTCCCTTTCTTATCGTCGTTTTAACGCTTTCAACGCCGTCACGGAGTGTAGCCGTCAGCACATCGAAGTTTGCGTTTATGCAGTCCTCGTTGAGCTTTCGCGCCGTCGTTATCGTCTGGCATATATCGTCAGCAGCTTCGGTTATGGTGTTCACTGCCTCATCGAGCTTTTCAAGCAGTTTGATGATTGCCGTCGCCGTGTTGTCAATCGGCTCTGCTGGCGGTTTGGGCTGCGGCGCTGCTTCTGCCGCTTTGGGCGTTGCTCTGCGATGCCGTACCGCCTCAATAGCCTCCGCGACTTCTTGCGGCAGTTGCGTATTGAGGTATTCGCAAGCCCAGACAATCGCCCCGCCGGTTGTCGCAGACCGAGAATATTCTATTAACTCGTCCCACCGCTCATTGGCAATGTGCTTTACCACAGTGTACAGTTTGTTGCAGTAGCTCCCGCTCGCGCCGACCGCAAACGCCGCCTGTTCGCCTGTCTTGCCCATCGACATAAGCGCAATTATCTTCTCGTTCGTCGCGTTAGAAATTCGTCTTGCTCCCATTTTTGTCAGTCCTCCTTTTTATTTTTCCCATTCAAGCGCTTGCCCACTATGTCATCCCACCGCCCATGCGCCACCGGCGCATAGCCCTGCTGTACCGCCATGCGCTTAAACTCGCTTTTTGTCGGTTCGTGAATATAAATAGGCTCGACAGCAGGCGCACACTTAATGCGCTCGATAACTTTGTGAGCGCCTCGCATTTCTGCGCTCGTTATTTTTTCTCTTACCGTGTATACCACCGATTGCTCGATGTCATGTAACAGCGCTTCACGATCTATGTATTCAGCCATTGTCATTCTCCTCCCGCAATTCATTTTCTTCAACGCAACAACTTGCACAAACGCTTTCTCCCGTCGGCAAACCGTAGCACTTTTCACCGACTTCAATGCGTTTTCCACAATACTTGCAATAATTCCAAAGGAAAGCGTTCCTGTCTATGTATTCAGCCATTGTCGCCCTCGCTTTCTGCCTGATTTTTCAGGTTTCCCCACGCTGTGTAGCAACTCGGGCACAGATGGTTTCGACCAAATTCACCCCATCCATACGGTAGCGTATAGCTAAATCTGCAATCATATCGTTCAGCCAGTTTGATTGCTCCGCAGTGATCGCAGATGAAAATTTTTCTCTTAACTAATGACATTGCTAATCCTCCATTCCGAACAGCCGCCGTTGTATTTCCACACACAGCGGTCACATTTTCCATAGCATGGTTTAGTCATCGTCATTCTCCTTTCCGCTAAGCCACGCACGCAGCTTGTGTGCGCACGAAACGCACAGCTCGTAGTCGTCGTCGTTTATTTCCATTTTAAACCGCCGCGTTCCTGCGTAGATCACGGAGCTCTTTGGGTTTATCTCCGCGCCGCAGCGGTCACAGATCAGTTTTGTCGCCATCTTTCCTTGCCTCCAATGCTTTCTCCGCTTCCTCGCGGGTCAGGAATACGGTCTTGCCAAAATCGGAAAACCGATAAAACCTTGGGGCCATTGGCGTGTATTGTACTGCAATGCACCATCCGTCAGTGTTCGTTTCGATCCATTTTGCCACCATCGGCAATATGGTCTTTTCCACGTGGAATCCGTACACAACATCGCCCACCTTACACGGCAGCACCACCACGCGCCCCGCCTTGTCGGCCTTTAGTAACTCGCGAATCCGCTCCGCCTTTGACGTGTCATCGCTAAAGGCAGATTCGATGATGACCTTTGCGTTTTCACATTGTTCCGGCGTCAGCCCCGTGTCCTCGTAGGCGGCGAGGCGGCTCCACGCCGCTTCTTCCCACTTGCAATTCATGGCGCAGTTCCCGCCAACTTCGAGGCATTCGGGGCCGTAAAAATGTGTGCAACAGATACCGTTTTCGTGCGATGTTTGCTTGCTATGTTTCGTCAGCCGTTCCATCACTCCACCTCCTGCATCCAGAACTCGCGGCTCCCATCGTTTACTCCTTTCGGCGCATCCGGCAGCGGCATCCAGTGACTCACTTTTACTTCTACGCCCCTGAAAAGCCAACTTTCTTCGTCATCGTTATATACCCCGACACTTGCTGCTTTGAAATAGGGCATATACATCAGATAGTTGATGTAGGTGTTATTGTCATCGTCAATCCATTCCTTAGGCAACTTCTCGCTGCACGGAATCCACTGCATTTTAAGTTGGTTTCGTAAACGCATGATCTCTTTGCCCGTCCATTCAAGCTCCGCTCTCAGCGCTTCGTTTTCACGCCTTAGGTTTTGAATTAAAAGGTCAGTATCAGTCATTTACGTAACTCCCTTCATAAAGCAGCCCCAAAAGGTTTTGGACTTTTTGCCGCTGTGATGCCCGAACAGCGGTTTTCGCCCGATTACTCGCCATAGTTTATCCGCGGGGATCTGTGTTTCAGACCACTTGAATATCAGTACGCCATCGGGTTTTAATACACGCATACACTCCATGAAACCTTCTTGAATTGTCTGTTCCCAACCTTGATCGAGCTTGCCGTACTTTTTAACCAGCCACGAATTATTCCCGGCGCGTATTAAATGCGGCGGATCAAAAACTACAAGTGAGAAACTGTTATCGTCGAAGGGTAGGCAAGTAAAATCGCACTGAATATCAGGATGTACATAGCACGTTCTTTCACTAAACCCGTTTGTGCTTTTCCATATCCCCGTTAATGCTTCATCCCGTTTATCGCAATAAATCGCATTAGGATGATTTTTGTTAAACCACATCGTGCGAGTTCCACACGTCACATCAAGTATCTTTTTGTTGGACATTTAATAGCCCTCCCTAAAGTGATTTGTCTCCCCGTCGCCGGTGAACCACAGATATGTACCGTCAAGCTCCCTTGCCACATCCGCGCCCTGCTTTTCCATGCTCCATCGCGTGAGTACATCTTCTGCAACGGCATACAGCTCATCCCAAACTGGGAAACTGTCCGAGTATCCGTAGAACTGGTGCGGTTGTTTCAATACCCCGATTATGCTGTCAGGAAAACGCGCATCGTCCACGCGGTTAAGCACACACCATACGCACTGCTGCTGATTTAACAGGGTGCAGCCCCTTGCTTCGCCGTATAGCATCTGCGCAAGGGCTATCACGTCGGCCTCGGTAAAGTACATCTCGTACTCAGGCTCTGCCACTTCCACTACGCACAGGCCGTGCGTATTAACCTCGGGCGGCACACCGTCCGCATCGGCCTTGTTGCCCCCTTTGTCAAGGGCAAGCAGTACCATGACTATCAGTGCCAGCAGAATCGCGCACACCTGCGCTATGATGATCGTGTACTTATTCATCGGCTACCTCGACAAATTCGCCGTCCGTAAGCTTATACCATGTATCAGCCTTTATTATTTGGCCGTCGATCTGTGCTGATTTAACGCAAACAGGGGCACAGCGCTGTTTATCGCTGTCATATGCCCACTCCGCAAGTGTTATCCAGTTGCCGACTGCTCCTTTTATAATGCTGTTGATGCCTATAGCAGCGCCTACGCTGGCGTTGCCCGAAATATCGATCTTCGCGGAGTCGCCTGAGCTGCCTATCTTCGCGGAGTCGCCTGAGCTGCCTATCTGCGCGGAGTCGCCTGAGCTGCCTATCTTCGCGTTGTTGCCTGAGCTGCCTATCTTCGCGGAGTTGCCTGAGCTGCCTATCTGCGCGGAGTTGCCTGAGCTGCCTATCTTCGCGTTGTTGCCTGAGCTGCCTATCTGCGCGGAGTAGCCTGTTTCGACCTTATCACTCGGCATATTTTTTATCGTTTTCTCGTATACGAAATCTATACAGGCTTTGACGAAACCGGCAAAACCAAGCTTTACGCCGATTTTGATAGTGCTTGTGGCGAATTTTCGCCCATCATCGGTAACAGGCTCGTCGATAGCTTCTACGGTCGTAAATTCGCTGAACTTGCCATCTTCGCGCACCAGCGGGTAATGGTCCAGCACATCAAACGGATTAACGCAGTAGTGCGTAACCCCGCCGACGCATACGCCGTGCCCGTTTTTCTTGTAGGTTTTGCCTTCTTCGTACTGATACCCCCTGCACACAAGGCCGGGCTCATAGGCTTTGTAGCCGTGTTTGTTGTCTGTCATGGTTGTTCCCCTTTCACTTTTGCGTAGATCGCTTTTAAGTTTTCAAGCTCGTCGCTGCTGACATTCTCCCTGTGCTGCTCAACGCCTAGTCGCTGCTGTTCGCGTTCTTTCAGCGGATAGACATCCTGCCAGCATTTAACGATGCTTTGTTCAAGCACCGATTTCCACTGCTCCGGCGGAAATTCGTTTTTAAGCTTTGTCACTAAAAGCTGCTTTGCCCTGTCAGTCATGGGCTTTCTGATGCTCCGGCGCATTTTCTCGAAGTCTTTCAAAACGGCCAATAAATCGCCATCACCGGCCGCGAAAGCGGCGAATGCGTCAGCATCGCGCGCACGCGCGCTTTTGTCTTTGTCTTTGTCGATTGTCTTATTGTCTTTGTCGATTGTCTTATTGTCTTTGTCTTGTGGGCATTTGCTTGCACTTGCTGCATTTGCTTGCAAATGCTCTTTTTGTTCGCAAGTGCTCCTTTTGCTTGCACTTGCTGCATCACGCCGCTTTTGAGACAACTCATCCTTTGATAAAACATCTCTATCAATCTGCGCCCTCATCATGGGGAATAAGAATCGTTCGTTCCCGTTGAGCTGCGGAACTTCGCCCGACCTTGCATAGGTTAACAAGGAAGTGAAAAGTCTCCCCCTCTCAGCGTCACCGAGCGGCTCTATCGCATCGAGATAATCAACAAAGACCTTGATATAAGTTATCTCGGCCATAGCTCACCCTAAAATGGAAGGTCTCCATCGTCCGGCAGCTCTTCAAAATCTGCTGCGGATATATCGGGCGAGGGTACGGATGCAGCGCGGCGGCTCTCACCGAAATAGACATGCTCTGCAACGACCTTTGCGGTAACTCTTCGCTTGCCGTCGTTGTCCTGCCATTCGTCCATTGCAAGCCTGCCCTGCACAACTATCATGCTGCCGGTCTCGAAGTATTTGCCGACGAAGTCAGCCGTTGAGCGCCATGCCTCGCAGTTTATGAAATCCGTCTTGGGCTTGCCGCCCTCGCTTCCGGCATAGTCGCGCTGACAGGCGACCGTGAATGACGCAACCGGGATGTTAGTCCGCGTGTATCGCGTTTCGGGCGTTCTTGTCAGTCTTCCCATGATGGTTATCTGATTAAGCATTGTTTCTCCTTTCAAATCCATGATTTGCCGAACACTTCCATGAACTTTTCGTGTCCGTATAGTTCTTCAAATCGTTCCTGGCACTCACGTTTTAAGCGCAAATCAAAATCGCGGTTTCGGTGTACGCTGTATTCTGCGCCGGTGTGCCAGTCCCAGCGCAGCCATACCCAGCAGCCCCATTTGTCGGCGGCTTGCCTGCGTCCTCCGCCGTATACATGGTGCCGGTTTAGACCCTGTGTGTCGCCGGTGATGTAGCATTCCCGGCGGCTCTGCATGATGCTATCTGCCATCCCACGCCTCCAAAAGCGCCTCGATCTCGTCCTGCGGCCTTGTCTCAATGTCCAGTGCCCGGCAATCCTGTATCAGGTTGTCGATAAGCATTGACATCTGCCGTGTGTCGAAGTCTGAGCTGCCCATGTGGAAAAACACATTTGAATAACCCGTGTATGCCGGTTCTTTTTCCGCCTTGCGGCCGATGTGCCCTTTCTGCCAGCCGGTCATGGCCGCATCGGTGTATTCGTCGGGTATCAGCGCTATGTAATACAGCGTCGGGATATCCAGCAGCGCATTTCGGTAAACTTCTTCTGGGCTTATCCGCGTTGCAAGCGATATGTCGTTTATCAGCTTCCATGCATAGGCGTTAGCATCCAGACTGCGCTTTTTGCACGTTTTCTTGATATCGTACTCGCCCGGCTTGAAGCTGTAGCAGAAGCGCCGCGCCTCATCTCGGGAAACCGTGAGGATTATTCCATCCGGCGTAAGCTCCGCTTTACTGATCTGCATTTTTCTCAGCCTCTACGCATTTATCGCAAAGCACCTTGCCGAATTTCTTTTTCGTGCCCTCGCTCCACTTTCGAAGGGAAATGGGCTTGCCGTCAGCGCCGAAATAGATAGTCAGCGGATGATTGCGCTTTTCGCAGCGGCACACTAAATCCTCTTTCGGCTTTGCAGGCTGCTCGACAGGCGGCTTGCGGTCAGTGGGCTTGCGGTAATATTCATCGTTGCTTGGGTCTGCGTCGGGGTCGTCGCCGGTGCTGATCTTGTACATCTTCATCAGCGCATATTTATCGGCGTAGGTCATGGCCTTGCCGCTGCCTTTGTCCTGCGCGTCGATGCCTTCCGCAAAAGTGGTTGTTTCAATGTATTCGTCCGGGTTATCAATATTTACGAAGCGGTAAACCGTCTCAATGCGTTCAAAAAACGTCGTCTTTTTGCCGGGAATGCCGTTGTAGTTGGTTTCGCTTTCAAGCTGTTCGCTTTCAAGGACGGTGCGCGACGCGGGGTAACTGTAAACGCCGTATTTAGCTTCAAGCGGCTTTACATTATCTATAATGTCGCGTTCGGACACTGCCTTGTAGCCCTTGCCCTTGCCGGTATCAACATGCAGGTTTTTACCGACGGTGTTCAGATCGGCGGTTATCGCAGCCATGCGCTGGTAGATGTTCAGCGCCGTATCTCTTTTGATTTCTTCCATACCGCACCTACTTTACCGACATGTTCATGCGCTCGACCAGCTTACAGCCGGGTATCTCCTGACCGGCTTTGAGCGCCGCTGTAATGGCTTTTTTGTCCGGCGCGGTCGTTACCTTTGTCGTGATGTATTCCTCCGGGCACAGGCTCTCATCGACCTCGGCAGCCGTGCTCTTGCGCCACGACACCGCGACCTTCGCGGTCTGGAACTTCTCACCGCCCAGCGCGTCGGAAGCGTCGGCCTTGAGCCTGTCCGCACGTTTCTCAAGCGCGGCCTGCCGTGCCTTGAGCACCTTGTTTTCCTCCGCAATCGCTGCCGCGTCGCTTACGCAGTTTTTGTAAAGCAGCAGCGTGTTTTCAATGATCTCCTCGCGGCTTATACTAAGCTCCGCATACCTTGCCGCGAACGCTTCGGGGTCTGTAAGCTCCCCCGTCTCAGGGTCTACAAACTCGTCGTAGAGATTGTAGATCGCGTTATCTACCCAATAAAGGCTCATTTGCCGTTCTCCTTTTTGTTATTTAAATGTGTATCTCTCGCGCCTCTTAGCGCACTCGGCCTCCGCAGTATCGGCAAACCAAACAAGCGCCGATACAATGCCGCCTATCGTAAAGACGATGCCCATGACGGCCACGCAGAACCAAAACAGTATCATTACCCTTTCCCCTTTCAGCACTTACCCACAAGTGCCCTCAGCTCGTCTATCGGGATATCCAGCGCCCTTGACAGCGCCTTGACCTCTCCGATCTTCCACGCGTCCGACGTTCCGCCCATCATTGAGCGGTAACGCCCTACGCTTATGCCCATTCTGGCGGCAAGCTTGACCTCACTCAGCTGCAACGCGCCTTTTCTACCGAGCACGAGCTCCTTAAGCGGGTCTCTGTCGATTTTGCCAAATCGCGTTCTCGGCATTTTATTTGCCCCCTTCGTTTCTTCGTGCCATGATCGCATCAAACGCCGCGTTAAGCTTCGCCTCGGCGTTCCTGGGCTTGCGCTGGCCGTTGAGTATCATGGAAATATAGCTTTTGTGCACGCCCAACTCATTGGCGATATCTACCTTTGTTACCTTTGCGTTGTGCATGCGGCCTATAAGGTCTCCCGTCCACATTTCCGGCATTTTATCAGCTCCTTTCTGTTGCAATTGCTTACATTTCGTGATACCCTCCTATAAAAAGGGGGTAAGCTCATGCTTAATGACATCCAGTACAAAATCCTTGCTCACTTACAGCCCGTAACATCTGCCAGCCCTAAAGAGCTGTTTGACGCTTTTCCCGCCAAGCAATGCCTCTCAGTTGATGCAGAACTGCACGAACTGTGTGACGAGCTGTCTTTCATCAGCTTTTCGGGCTCGAGCTACCGCATTACTAAAGCCGGAAAGCACGCTTTAAGCGACCACGCTACCATGCTCCGTAGGGAAAAAGCTGCGAGAGTACATGATTACCACATTGCTTCCTACGGCATTGTCGGTGGTTTGCTCTCGGGTTTTGGCGGTTCGTTGATTATCCTTTGGTTACAAGGATTACTGTAACAACCGATGCGAGAATTGCTGCGATTTGCGTTAACAGGAACACCAGTATCCTGAACGCTCTGCGGTTCTTCACTTGTTCTCCCCCCTTTCAAATATTTTTTACAAATGTACAGTTTATTCGCGGCATTCTCATCTTAAAGGAGTTGATTTCATGCGTAGATGTAAAATAGTGATTGCTCTTGTCCTTGCCGCATGTATCGGCATTACCGTTGCATATATAGCCTCGATGACCTCGCTTCTCCCGGGTGTTGAGTTCCGTTATGTTACCAACGGTCGAACCGGTGAACCTGTAGGCCTACTCGGCTCCTTGATCGCTTACGGTTTCGTTTGGTTCATATTCAACGGTCTGCTTTCGGTGTACTTTTGCATTGCAATATCGATAGCCGGTGCCATACTTAAACGATGCGGGTACAAGCAGGAAGTTGAAAAGTTACTGGATGACGACTTAATCTTTAACAGACTCGGAATTTCTACTATAGCTTCGACCATCGTCACCGGCTTTTTTCTTCTGCTTCATATGTTCAGCATCATAAGTATCGCTTGGCTGTGGCATTAGCCTTTCAGCAGCTCATCCACGGTGCAACCCAGCACTCCCGCCACAGCTTTTATGGTCTTGCTCATAGGCTCGCACTTGCCGTCTCTCCACTTACCTATTGAGCCGTTGCTGATGCCGGCTGCTCGCTCAAGCGCCGCTATTGAATACTTCTGTTCTTTTGCCTTGCGGTAAAGTATCTCTGTGTTCATTTTTTCACCTCCTCATAATGTCAAGCATTATTTGCTTGACATTTCGATTTCATTTACATTGTATTAGAATGAAATCGAAGCACTAATTTAACTAAGTTTCTTGACAGAGCTTAGAAACCATGCTAATATGAACTTGACCTTATTACTTCATATTTTTCAAGTCCGCTATATTAGAGGACTTAGTTTCTTGTGCCCTATGTGCATTATTATAACTAAGTTTTCTAAGTTAGTCAATAGAAATCTTAGAAATTTTAGTTTGGCATATTGCACAAACTTCGGTGTATAAAATGAACACAATAGATAAAATCAATTACTATTTAGCCAAGCAAGGGAAAAACGGTGCCGGATTGTGTGCTTATTTAGGCGTATCAAACGGTGTATACAGCCAATGGAACACCGGCAGGACTTCACCGCGAAAAAGTAAACTACCCTTAATCGCCGAGTATTTGGGCGTAACGGTTGAAGATTTACTCCCTGATGAAAGCATAAAAAAAGAGCCCTCCATCCCGACGGATGAAGAGCTCGATAAAAACGATGCTATGTGGTCAGCTTATGACGGCGTGCTTGAAAGCACAAACGGACTGTCATTGCATGACACTAATATTATTTTAAAAATGCTTAAAGACGGTGGGCAGGGCATGACCTATAATGAGCTGCTTGCTTTTGCCTCTGCGCTTAGCAAACTTCCTCCTGAGCGTCGCCAGCACCTTCTTCACTCCGCTGATATGCTTCGGCAAGACAAGTCAGAGCCCTGATCAGGCTGCCGGTGCCGTGCTCCGCAAGATCCATGAGCTTTTCCTTTTCCCACTCGCTGAACATGGGAAAGTTATGATCCAGCTCATAGCGGTACATTGCCAATTCGTCAGCGCTCAGCATCTTTGCACCTCTTTTCCGCAGCTTCATAGCCTTCCAAAAAGCCTTTCCAATGTATTAATTGCTTTTCCTCCATTACGCATATGTAGGCCGTCAGTTTGGTTTCAATTGCTCTGCGCTCCGGGTCTCCGGCTAAATCCTTGAACCGGGTTTTAACGTGCTCAAGTAAGCCTGCTTGCTTTTTTGTCGCATCCGCAGTGAGGCGGTTGAAAGCTTCTTTTTCTTCCGCAAATGCCGGGAAGTACCCAAGCATCTCGCACAGTACCCTCATTTGTTCATCAGTTAACATTTTTATTCCTCTCTCTCATGTATTTGTTTAGGGAGTTGATTTTATGAAAAAACGTCTTATTTGTTTGCTGCTTGCTTTGTGCATGGTGTTTTCGCTTTGCGCTTGTGCCAAGGACAGCGCCGAAACTGTGCCCGGCGACAATAGAACTGTGTATGTCAGTCAAAGCGGCGGCAAAATACATCGTTACAATGATTGCAGCGGCATGAAATACTATGATGTCATGACCTACAGTGAAGCTATAGACAAAGGCTTTACCGTTTGCGAAAAGTGCTTTGGCTGATTTACTTTGTGCAAACTGTGCAGTTTCCGTCTCCAATTTCAGACAAACTGCTAAAAATGTAAATATTTATATCTTTTTTGGCGCAATAGTGCTATTATATGTATAAGCAGTTAAGATATGCTTATTCGTATATCTTAATAGGATATATTTGAATTGTTATTTATCTTATTTAGATAATAACGCATTTGCATATAAAATGCAAGACTTATTATGGAGAATGTCATGTCGCTTGCGTTAAGTTTTATTCTCTTTGCAATACTTGGAGCTGTTTATGGTGCTATTCTATATGGACTGCAACCGCCAATTATCGGCGATCTTCCGAGGGGAAACGACGATATCGATGCTTCATACATAACAATATCGTCAGAATACATGCGTATGAGCGAACGTACTTGTTCGTCCGGCATAGCCCCGTCTGTTCTTATACTCTACCCCTTATCTGTTTTTGCTTTAAATTGTGCTCAAAGCAAAATACCACTTACGATAGCTCTGCTGCTGATTTATGCAATTTTTGCGTTTCTCATTCACCGGCTCGTTATGAAGAAATATTTCCCCCGGTTTGAAGTTGGTCATAACAACAGAGATGAATTAGAATTTTGGCGTATCTCTAAACTTCTTTTAGCTTCTATAAAACGCATCCTGCTCTCAGCTGTTGCTTATATCGTATATTTTATATTGCTTTGGGTGTGTTATGCCGTTGTGCTATGGTTATGACCCCGGCAGTCTGTGACCATCGTCAAACAGCCTCAGAAGCTCCTGTATGCGCTCGTCGCTTGCCTCGGTTATTATTATTATAATGGTTTTGCTTCTCGCAAGCCACTTAGCCCTTAGGGGTTCGGGCGTAGTTTTTTTCGTGTTGTTTCTCATTGCTGCACCTCTTTAATTTAATCAGTCCTGCCGCCGCGCCAACAGGGCAGGACATTTTTTCACACAGCGTTTGTAAAATATTGCTTGCTGTACTTATAGCGTAGCGCCTGTCTTGGCAAATGTCTATACAGAAATAACCGAAACCTAAAAGAAACAACCGAAATCGATTTCGGGAATTATCCGAAATTTTCGTGTTTTCGCCGAATTCATCGTGTATTTCAATAATTTCTCGTGTATTTCAAAAAATTTTAATAGGGGAGATGCAATGTGTCAAAAATGGAGGACATGCAATCTTACTTTGACGAGTACCCTGAGGCACTGCGAAAAGCGAGAGCTTCAAGCAGTCTTACGCTGGCAGAGCTGGCAAGGATAAGCGGCGTTCCTTATAACAGCATTTGCTCCGTAAACGCCGGAACAACAAAGCAGCCGCTTTTGTTTTACTCCGCCGCAACCTGTAAGGCACTCGGTCTGTCGCTCGATGAGCTGATGGGCTTGCGCGTGCCGGAAGTGCTGACAGGCGAACAACAGCAGCAAATTTACGAGCTTGAGCATGAAAACGGCATATTAAAAAGCACCGTCGAGCATTATAAGGCTCTCGGTGCTGTGTATAAGCCGCTGATATTTGGCCTGATCGGCGTTTGCGCTCTGCTGCTGTGTGCAACGATAGGTTATATCTTTTTAGACATTCGCATGACGCGAGTCGGTTTGTTTCAGTCTGCCGGAATGTCTGCGCTTGCCGTCCTGCTGGCTGTCGTGGTTATCGCGGCAATCGCGCTAATGGCATACGCAGCTAAGATGATTATCAAAAACGTAAAAAGCCCACGGGATTAACCGTGGGCGTTATTCGCTTTAAATTTTATTATGGCGAATATCCAAAGGGGGAAAGCGAATAATGAAGTGCCGAAATTGCAAAGCCGAATTGCCCGATGAGCTGCATTTTACGTTCTGCGGCTATTGCGGTGAGCGCCTTGCCCGCGAGCGCAAGAAGAAAGATGAGATAAAAATACCCACGCCGCGCAAGCGTGGGCAGAGATGGTATGTTGACCTACGCCGCGAGGGCGTGACCGTCATTGAAGACACCGAAGCCGAAGCCAAAGCCAAGGCGATTGCTATAAGAGCAGGGTTTGTTAAGACCCAAAAGAAAACGGATTTGACACTTGCCGAGGCAATAGATAACTACATTGAAAATCGCCGGAACGTTCTGTCTCCGTCAACTCTTGCCGGTTATGGCTCTGTGAAGAAAAACCGCTTTAAGGCCGTAATGGCAAAGCCGCTGTCCGATATAAAGGACTGGCAAGCGGTGATTAACGCAGAAGCGCTCGTGTGCGCCCCTAAGACGCTTAAGAACGCATGGGGGCTTGTGTCACCGGCCATTAAATCCGCCGGTGTGGAGTTGCCCAGACTTACCCTGCCGCAAATTGTGCCTAAAGACCCCGTTTTTCTTACCCCGGAGCAGATACATGTCTTTATCGCAGCCGTCAAGGGAACGCCTGTCGAGATAGCCGCACTACTCGGCTTGCATTCGCTCAGGCGCTCAGAGATCGCCGCGCTTGATTGGTCAAATGTTGATTTGGATAAGCGCACTATAAAAGTGTCGGGTGCAGTAGTCCCAGGAGAAAATTGGACACTTGTTGAGAAGCCGTCCAACAAGAACGCCACATCGACACGAACAATACCTATTATGATACCGGAGCTTTATGACGCTTTGACGGCTGTTAAAAATAAGCACGGCAAGATCGTAACATGCTACATTTCCACAGTATATGATTGGGTCAATGATATTTGCGCTGCTAACGGCTTGCCGAAGCTTGGCGTTCACGGCTTGCGCCATTCGTTTGCTTCGTTGGCATACCATGTTCGCATGAGCGAACAGGCCGCAATGCAAATAGGCGGCTGGTCAGACTATGCGACGATGCGTAAAATTTACACGCATTTGTCTGCACAGGACATAGGCCACGCAGAAAATGCAATGCGCGATTTTTACGACAATTTACCCAAGCAAGATTGATAGTTTACGTCAAAATTTACGACAACACCGCAAAAGTACAGCATTATCAATGCTTTTTTGCTCCACCGCAAAGGTTCGAATCCCTTACGGCGTGCCAAAAAGAAAAAATCCCGAAGTCGTTGAAACTTCGGGATTTTCTTTATTTATCAATGGTTTGCGGCGTTTTTGCGCCGTATATTTTCTAACGTAATCATACAAAAATTAACGTAGATATACACGTTTTAACTTGCAATTTTACGTCAAAATTTACGACAACTTTCTTATGCGTTCTTGAGGATGCTTATTGCTTTCTTGATTGCCATGTGTTCGCTCTCGCCGCCTGCGGTTTTTAGCATCTCTTCGAGCTGTTCTATAGCGTGCTCGCTCTCATCGGCGCGGCTGTAATTCCTGCGGCTATATCCGTCATCCCGGCTATAACGCCCCATGCTGTCGCGCTTGTAGCTGTTGCCTCGCATAAAGCCTTCAGCATCCCATCTGCGGCTGTAGCCCTCGCCCATGCAGATCTTGTCGATATTCTTGATGCTGTGCACAAGCTTGTCGATAATGTCAAGCGCGCCAACGTTTAATTCGCCCTGTTCTGCAATGCTGTCAAGTTCCTCGCAAAGCATATCGCGCAGTCTTTCAAGTGTTCTCATACTCATGTTATTGCTCCTTTCACGCTATTCTGTCAACTATAAGATTTGCATTTGCAAAGTTGACTGCCTGACCGCTCGTGTTCTCTGCTGCTACAGTGAGGCAGCAGTCGCGCGGTACGTTTACATTTGCGGCAACGTAGATATTAAAATAATTCTCAACCGCCGCCGGGGTTATCGTTGCCGTCGCACTGGTGAGCGGTTCGCCGTTTATCGCTAAAGCGGCCGTGATAGCCTCCACGGTGCCGCCGGTAGGTATGGCTATATTCGCGCCAAAGGCAACACGATAACGCGCTCTGCACTGGTTTGTGAGGCCTCTGAGCGTAACAATGCCTGCGCCCTCGCGGTGCACTATGCTGCAATTACCGGCTACCGCAGTCTCGGTAAGAGGTACGTTCTGCCCGGCTGCTACGGTCACGATGTTTGAGTTCGTAAATTCAGCCATCGTTTTCGCTCTCCTTTCCGGCGATACCGAAAGGTATCGACAGCGACATGGTTTTTATCATGTTTTCAAAGTAATCGCCTTTTTCTGTTTCGTTGACAGTCTTGATGATATACGCGAAAGTGTTAAGTTCGCTTACATCGAGCGTGTCAAGATCTACATCCATAAGGTAGTCAATGAATTTTTCTTTGAGTTCTTTGCAAGTTGCCATATAATCAGTCCTTTCATAAGAAATGCGGTGAGGCTATGCGCCCCACCGCTTATCGTTAGTATCGGTAAAGGCCGAACATTTTCGTAAAGTCACGAAAAAGCTAAACTATGAGATTTGTTATGCGCAGCTACCGCATGCCCCGCAGGGTGCAGACGAAGCCCAAGGGTTACAGGTGATGTAAGCCGGAGTCGGGCAAGGCCGCAGCTGAGATACGAGGTAATTGTTCTGCGCAGCCTGCGAAGCCGCAAGCTTGAGGTTCTGGTTCTCGGTCTGCAAATCCTGCATCTTGCTGTTGACGAGGAAATCGAGAATTGCCTTGCTGTTGCTGTTTGCGTTGTCGATAATGTCGCGTGTTGCGTTCTGCACAGTGTTGCGAGTATCGCAAGCCTGCGTTGCCATATCATAACGCACCTGAGCAATTGCCGCGCGGTTCTCGCAGCAGCACTCCTGAGCCTGCATCTGCATTGCGTTCAGCTGCTGCATAAGTGCGGCCTGCTGATTGCAGCGCGACAGCTCGGAAGAGTAGAAGCCGTTTGTGACCGCCTGAGTGACACCGGCGAAGCCGTTAAGCATTCCCGTGTTCATGGCATAGAAGCCGTCACACAGGCCGTTGTTAACGTTGTCAAGCTTTCGCTCGATGTTTGCAAAGTCGGAAGTCAGAACGTATCCGTCCATCACTCCGCCATTGTTACCGCCCCAGCCGTTGCCGCCCCAGCCGAAAAGCACGATGAAAAAGAGGATTATCCACCATCCATCACCGCCAAAACCGCCGAAGCCGCCGTTTGCTGAGGTTGGTGCAACCGGCATGGTCATTACCGGCGCATCAGAAGAAATCGCCATTGTTTAGTTTTCCTTTCGATATGTATTTACAAATACCCGGCCGGATAAAATGTACCTACTTCATAAGCGCCTGAAACTGTTGCGCAAAGCTCTGCGCCTGGTTGAGCTGCTGTTGTGTTATCTTTCCGCTTTGCAGCATTTTTTGCACTTCCTGTTGTGGGTCTCCTTGAAACGTGCTTTTAAATTGCTGAAAGCGCTGCACGAGCTGCTGAAACTGCGGATTAACTCCGCCGCCGAGAGCTTCAAACAAAGGATTACTCATTGCTTACCTCCTTCGGCATAAGCGCCGCAACTTGCTTTACAAGTGCCTCATACTCCGCCCGGGTCACATAGTCCGCAGTCGGCTGAGCCGGTGTGCTCTGCGCTCGTTCCGTGTAGTCAAGAATGCGCATAGTCGGCATGCCTGCCGTGTCAACGGATTTAAGATAGATCGTTTGCCGTTCGCTGTCCCAAAGCGGAACAGTGTTTCCGGCAGCTACTAAATACGCTTTACCTGCCGCCTCTCCCTGCACCCAGATCATGCCCTGCTGTGCAGGCTGCTGCTGTGCTCGCATCTGCGCGAGGTTGTCCATCATAGGCGGCTGATAATATGGTTGCCCATACATGTTGCCGTAACCGTAAGCCATGATTAATCCTCTCTTTCAAAGTAATAAACCGGCACTTCCTCGCCGCTGTCCCACGTGTCGTAGTAATCGCCGTTTACGACGGCCACGACGTGCCCGGACAGTGCAAGGACATAAACGCCGTGCGGATGTTCATCGGCGAAGGCGGCGACTGTGTAGCACTCCGGGCAAGCATCTGGCAGCATGCGCTGTCTAAAGCCGTTGGCTTTGAGGTAACTTCCCCAGACGCTGTTTCCCGAGGGCATGTCGTGCGCTCTCAGACCTTCAACGCACAAAGCGAGATAGGTCTTTTCCCAGTCCGTTCCCATTGCTTTTGCAATTGCTCTCACTGCGCAATCGCCGACGCGCTTAGCGCCCGGATTAGGATTAAAAAACACGAACATTTCGCCGCCTCCCTTTACCTAAAGCTTAAAGCTTTTCCGCTTTCAAAGGGGGTAACTAATGTCCGTGTTATGGGGAAAATGGGCGTAAAAAAAGGGGAGGTTTTGCCTCCCCTCAGCTTTTGAAAAGCCGCTCGTAATTATGTTCTATTTTGGCTCTTGCCGTTGTGATTCTCTTCGAGACGGTTTTTCGGTCAAGCCCTATTTCTTCTGCTATGTCTATCTGCGGAATTTGCTGAATGAAATACAAATCCGCTATCCTACTGCCCTCGCGCCCGAGATTGGAGCTGTATATAAGCTCATCCCACTTCTCGCGCGGCAGCATTGCCATGTCCGGCCTGAGCCGTAATCGCGCCTGTGTCATTTATCACACTTCGGCTTATCGTACTCCATAGCCTGCTTGCTGTCGCTGACTCCGGCGGTCGTTGGGTCTGTGACTACGCCGAGAATGGTAAGCACCGCGAACAGCGCGTTTACAACGGCCAGCAGCTTGTCGCCCAGTGCGTCAAGCTTGAGATCAATGCCGAACACAGCCGCCACTACCTGAATAAGCAGCAGCAGCGCCGGGATTAGCGCAAGCCAAAAGGTTTTGTTTTTAATGCGTACAGTCCAGTTGATTTTCATAAATGTGCCTCCTGTTAATGATGATGATTTTTCATGTCGTCTTCAAGATCGCTTATGCGATGGTTGATTACCTTAATCTGTTCCTCTACCACAGGCATACGCTTTGCAAACTTGTTGTGCTCCCTGACCTCGCGTGTCAGCTCGATCACCTTTGTTTCCATTACCGCCTGTGATTTGCTGTTGCTGATAAGTACGCCGATAAGCGTTAAAACGCCGGTTATGATAGCTACGGCTACACTTTCAACCATTATTTTTTAATTATCCTCTCGCAAAAAATTATCGTCCTGAGCATGTCCTCGGTCAGGTCAACCACGCCGTCGCCCTTGCCCTGAATAACGCCGTCGGCCATAAGCTTCTTCACCGTGTCGCGGTAAAGGCCTTCGGGAACGTCGTTGACCGTTTTCCATCTCACCATATCCTCATCCTCCGTTTTCTGTGTGTATTTCGGCCTGCCGAAGCCGTAGACCGTGCTGCCGAGATACCGGGTAACGCGCTGTACGGCGTTGCCGTAGTTGCCCTCTATGGTGACGAACGTGTTGCCGTTTACGCTTTCGACAATTCCCGTGTGGCAGGGCAGCCCGTCGCGGCTGTCGCGCTGAAAATACTGGTCGCCCACCTGCGGCTTGGTGAAAAACCTCGCCTGTGCCGCGTAATACTTCGCCCAGCTCACGCAGCTCGCACCATATTGCCCGGTAAGGCACAGCGTTTCCTTTGCCGCGTTTCCGGCTATGCGCCAGAAGCACCACGCTACAAAGCTTGTGCACCATTCATAGCCGTTCTTCGGCGTGTTCCAGAATTTTGCCTTGTCAAGCTCTGCCTGAAACATCGTGAAGTTGCCCCGTCCGGCGTTATCCTCAAAGCTGTATAAGTCCTTGTCCGATGCTTTTTCCCTGTAGCCTATGTACTTTGCCGCAAGTGTGAGCACCTGTTTCGGGGTTATGTTCATGGTTGAAAAATCACCGTCCTTTATTATCTCGGTGGGCATTTTTTATTTTACCCATCTCGCGCCCTACGAGATGATCTTCAATTTGTGGCGGTTGTAAATCTTCAAGGATAGCTATTCTTTTTTTCGGGCTTGTGCTGTCTATCTAAACTGAGCCGCCGCAGTTTTCTTTTTGCAAGCCGCCTATTTATAAGCCCCCGAACGGTAGGGGGCAGTATTGCAAACGGCATTAATGCCGGTCACAAGCTACGCATCCTCCCACGCGCTCGGCAGCGCCGACGCATCGTGTACAACATTATCCTGCAAGCACCTGTGTACCTTGCCGGAAGCGTCCTTGTAGCATTCGCCGGTCATGTACATGCCGCTCGTTCCGAGAGGGGCTACCCATGCTTTAGCCTTGGCCGGGTCGGTCGTGTGACACAGCCCCCACAGAGCGCGAAGCGTTGACGGCCTGCCACTGTAGTTTGCCGCGTTATAGGGCTGGATAAGCGTCCACACCTGCCCCTCGTCCGCAACCGGCGTTCCCACCGGGCATGCGCTGTAATCCTTAGTCGCGTCGAAGTCCGGCACGGCGATTTCTGCGGCGATAATTTCAGTGCCGGTCATGGTGTTCGCCTTTGTCCGCAGGGCTGCGGCATCATCCGCGCCTTTTTCTCTCATCTTGTTGATTGCTTCATCCTTAGTCATATGCTGTTAACCCCCTCTCTGTAGGCTGCGTCGAGTGCCGCCGGAGTTATGCCCGATATGGGGACTATCTTTTTCGATGTCGGCAAGAACCAGTAGTAATACTTATTATCTTCTACGAACGTTCTAATTGGCGTATTCACACTGTAAATGCAGGTGTAATCACCTGATTCAAAGCTGATTAAACTGCCAAACGCTGTAGGCTCGGAAGTCTTTACTGTTAAAAGCAGATGCCAAGTGTTATTTATCTGTATGTAGCTTTCCGCATAGGTCATGTATTTCGCCCCCTTTAAATGAACGTATAAGCTCCCGAGGAATTCGGTGAAGCGCTCAAACGCGTGTTTGAGAATAGTACACTAAAGACCGGGACATCACGATATGTTGTTACCATATCCGAGTGAGGTGCTTGGCCGGTGTTGAGAACTGTGGAAGCATAAGCTGAGCTCGAGCTGGGATCGCGTGTCCAGTAGGCTACCGCCGTTGAAGAGTTTTGACGCTGCATTACTCGCTTTTGCAATGCCTCGGCTCCCTCGCCGGATAAAAAATAGTCTAATTTAGCGCCGACTGTGTATGAGAAATCCACGCCGAGCTCCGCAAGTGATGGAGCGAACAGTTGAGCGCTGACCTTTAATGTGCTATCAACTTTGCCACCCTTAGGTCTGTAAGGGACATTAACTGTCCTTATTCTACTTAGAACATCTTCTGGATAGTAAGTTTTAATAGCATTAGCTGCGTCGACCGAATAGCCGCCATCAGCGCTGGGCTTAGCGTCAAGTTCTGCGCATAATGCACTTGTGCCATAACCTACATATGCCATTGAGGCTACATTCCACCGAAATCCGTTACTATGATTTGCTGTAGTGTAAAATGTCTTTTCCGACATTATCCATGTGCCATCGGCAGTATCATCATAATCTGACGAGTCTGGTTTGCCTTGGTGCACGACAATATAGTTTGTTGCAACGCCGTCAACAGGAAAAACAATTCGAGTGCCTATAGGCAATTGATAAGCGTACGTACCCAGAATTGCTGTAAGACTTGCTGTACATAGCGATGTCTGATACTTCTTTTTCGCGTTATAGGCAAAAGCGCGGTAGTAGTAAGTTGTTCCGGCAGTTAGCCCAGTGTCGGTGTAGGTAAACGCTGTGCCCTCGTACACCACAGCGCCGTCGTTTATGCTCGTGGGAATACTCCCTACCTTGCGTACAATGCGTACACCTACGAAACTGCTATCTTCGTCCTCCGATGGCGCTGACCATGTAAGCGTAGCGCCTAAATTCTCTGGTGTAGCTATAAAATTTTCAACCTGAGGGCACAACTGCGGAGTGCCTCCTCCACCGCCTGCGTGATTGATAAGAGGCATTACAAATCCCTCCTGATTATTAATGTCACCGGGATATCCGTTGTCGGCTTATCGCCCAGCGCGACGAGCTGGATGCTGCCTGCCGCCTGTGTGCCGCCGACGATCATTGCACCCGACAGCGCCTCCAGCTGCGCCTGTGTTATCCCGTTGTTCTCTCGCGGCAGAAGCTCGACCGCCGATGTCGCCGTGATGTTGGAGTTGCTGAGGGTGTATTTCTTCGCCGTTGTCCAGCTCGACGCATACAGCGTTGTGTTTACTTTGGTGCTGAGTCCGGCAGAGGTTAGTATCCATGTATACCCCGTCGCTTCTGCCGC